CAGGAAATTAATGAAGAAACATTATAAACCAAAAACAATAAATATAACTAAGCTGAAATCCTACTTGGAAACTAAGCCCAAAATAAATAAAAATGACACATCTAAGAGATACAATACAAGTAGGGATAGCTAACGGATCAGCTATTGGATTCAGCATAACAGATTGCAACGAGGTTTTAACTTTTGTTTCTCTAACACTTGCAATAGTATTTACTGTATATAAATTTTTTATTTATGAAAAAAACAAAGCTCAATAGCACCAATCCTAAATATCATAAAAAAGATGAAAAAGCTTCTGAAGTTCGTAAGGAGTTTATTCAAGAAGTCAAAGGATGTAAAATCTATAAAACCTATTACCTCTAATTTGAGTGCAATAAACCTTAAATACTTTAAACTAGAAGAATTTGATAGTCCAGATGAGGTAGGTTCTGGCTCAAAAATGGATAAAAACTTTCTTGAAAAACTTGACTATGCTCGTGGCAATGCAGGTATTCCTTTTAAAATAAACTCAGGTTACAGATCAGAAAAATGGAATCTCAAAGTTGGGGGTCGTTGGGGTTCATCACATAAATTTGGATTCGCGGCTGACATCCATTGCAACAATAGTGGGGATAGAGCATTAATGATAAAAGCACTTATGGAAGTTGGGATTACTAGAATTGGTATTGGAAAGACTTTTATACATTGTGATGTTGATAACAAGAAAGACCAAGATGTTTTTTGGCTATACAATTAAAATAAATTTACTAATCAAAAATAAATAACAATGAAAAATTTTCTAATCGGACAAATGTTAAAATCAAAGAAGTTTTGGTATGCAGTAAGTAGTATTGTAATTCCTTTAATAGTAAGCTATTTAGGAGTTGATGAAACAACTGCATCTAATCTATTTTATGCCTGTCTTACTTTAGTAGTAGGTCAAGGTATTGCTGATAGTGCAAAATAATAGATTCAGATTAAAGCCACATGAAATGGTGGCACTTAAAAAAATGCGAGAAACCGAAGCTAGGAACATCCTAGTTATCGGGGACTTGCATGAACCCTTTTGTTTAGATGGTTATTTAGAATTTTGCATAGAGCAGTACGAAACCTACAATTGTAATCAAGTTATATTCATTGGCGACATTTTAGATAACCACGCTTTCTCATATCATGAGCCAGATGTAAATGGTGATTCAGCAGGACTAGAACTTGAAAAAAGTATTGTTAAAGTAGCTGAGTGGTATAAAGCATTCCCTGAAGCTGATGTATGTATAGGAAACCATGATAGGATGGCAGCAAGGAAAGCAATGACAGGAGGAATTCCTGCCGCTTGGATCAAGTCTTACAATGAAGTCTTAGGAACTCCAAATTGGAATTGGGTAGAATCAGTAGTATATGATGATGTCCTTTACGAGCATGGAGAGGGAGGTCAGGCACAGAGTAAAGCAAAAAATAATCTAATGTCAAGCATTTGCGGACATACACATACTGAGGCATATTGTAAGTGGTTCGTAGGGAAAAGGTATAGAATTTTTGGAATGCAGGTCGGCTGTGGTGTAGATGCTGACACTTATGCAGCAGCTTATGCTAGAAATTTCAAAAGACAAGCAATCGGCTGTGCAGTAGTTTTAAACAATGGCACACTACCAATCAACCTTTTAATGGATTTATAACCCCCCCCCTCAGCCGTTTTAGGCACTTTCACGCTTTTTTGACCCCTATATACTAGACAGCACCTAAAGTCGCTTATCTAGTCAAAACACTATTAACACTTAAACTGTTAATAACTTTGTAAATAATTCTGTTTATATCATTTTATTTTATTACTTTTGTGCCATAATAATCAATATATATGAAAATGAAAATTACAAACAAAAAAACAGGTCATAGCTTTAACCTGAGTGGTAAAGGGGCAGCAGATTTTTTTTACTCTAAAAATGCTAAGGGAGAATACATCAACTTAGGTGATGATTATTCTATTGATGATGAAACTAATGAAATAAGTCAAATTAAATTCTTTTTGTGTTGCTTTGGTTTAATTGCTTTAGCTTTAGGATCTTTTTTATTACATTTACATTTAAACTACTAATTATGATACTAGAATGCGATTCGTACTATTTTTATCCTAATGGAGAATTTAAAACAACATCTAAGTGGAATGAAGAATTTAGTTGTTATGAAAGTGATATACAAGATTACAGTCAAGCAATAAGAATCTTTGGAACTAGAAAACAAATAGACAAAGCACTTGATGACTATTGTGAAGCTTCAGGTCTTAACTTAAATGAAGGACATGACTTTGAGGATAAAGACAAATTAAAAGAATACAAAAAACAATATAAAAACAAAGCACTAATAATAAATATAATATAATGATACCAATACCTTTAGAACCAACAAAAAAAGAATTAGAAGATAAACTTATGGAAATGCCTGAGCTTGAACAGGAAGATGATCTGATACACAAAAGAATGAATGATATTAATACATTCCAAGCCCACGAAAATGAAGTTTATTTAAGAGGAACAGATGAATTTGGGAAAGACTTTCAAATCTGTTTTGATAGCTATAATTTTTTAGAATGGATAGATACAGAACACTTAGAATACATAAAAGAACAATTAAACAAATACATAAAAACAAAATGAAAACAGAAAAGATTAAAGAAAAATACCATCATTACGGCTTAGATAAAGATGATGTATTTAAACATCAGCACTATGTAATCATCACAAGATCAGGCATAGATAAGATCCAAGCAATAGAGAATATAATTATTGACTATGAAGTTATAAACTGTGAAAGAGATTTTTGTGTAGTAAAAGCTAATGCTTTAAAAGGAGAGGCATCTATACAAACATTTGGATCAGCTCTAAAGGGTGGGTTTAAAGATGGAAATTGTAATACTTGGTATGTGATGGAAATGGCTGAGAAAAGAGCCATGTCAAGGGCTGTATTAAAGCTAACAGGGTTCTATGAACTAGGCGTATTTGGTGAAGATGAAAGTGAAGATTTTAAAAAAAATAATAATCAATAAATAAATAAAAATGGAAGTAACAGGTAAATTAGTTAAGAAACTTGATCTTGAAACAGGAACAAGTAAAGCAGGAAAAGAATGGCAAAAGCAAACAGTTATAATTGATACAGGTGGTGAATTTAATAACTTGATTGCAGTTAGTGCTTTCGGAGATAAAGTAAACAAAATGAATATGTTACAAAAGGGAATGACAGTAGCTATTATGTGTAATGTTTATTCAAGAGAATATAAAGGTAAATACTATCACAATATAGATGGCTACCACTTTACAAACCAAACAGACAACCCTGAAGTAAATTTGCTAGACAATAAAGATAATATGTTGAATGGTGATACAGATATGCCGTTTTAAGATGATAGATGCAATTAATTTTAAAATCTTATGTGATCTTACTACAAATTTAGTAGGGTTGAGAAAGGGTTCTCTTGCTTATAAAAGCCGAGAGCAAAAATATCAAGTGCCTAGAGCCGTTGCAAGTATAGTTGCTAGGATGATAGATGAAACTCATAGAACAACAATAGCTAAAGAACTTAAAAGAGATAGAAGTTTAATTTATCACTATGAGAAAATGCACGAATCTAATTATAGGTCATTCCCTAAATATCGTGAAATTTTTAATCAAGTCTATAATGCTTATAGCAATCTACAAGGTGCTAAAAGAACTTTTGTAGATGAAGGACAATTAGAATCATATTTAAGAGATAATGGCGTTGAAAGTAGTGAGAAACATCAAACTACAATTAGAGTTACATCAGGAAGATTGGAAGTGGATATTAAAGTTTCTTATAAAGACTTCTATAATCAACTAGAAAAGTGTAAGTTTGTGATGACAGATTGCAACTATAACTTAGAGATTATATGACAAAACCCAATTACTATGCTATTATTCCTGCTGAGGTAAGATATAGTAAAGACTTAACACCTAATGCTAAATTGCTCTATGCAGAAATAACTGCTTTGTCTAGGAAAGAAAATATGTGTTGGGCGAGTAATAAATACTTTTCAAATCTTTATGAAGTTTCAACAGTAACAATAAGCAGATGGATTAGTAGTTTAGTTAAGTATGGGTTTATAAATAGAAAAATAATTTACAAAAATGGTACTAAAGAAATTGATAAGAGGTATTTACAATTATGTGGGGGGGGTATAAATAAAGATGTTGTGATCCCTATTAACAAAATTGTTAAAGATAATAATACAAGTATTAATAATACAAGTAATAATATATATATAAGAGAACAAAAATTTTTAAATGATGTTTCTTTATTAGATTATGATATTAGTATCAAAAAGTCGTTTACAGATTATTGGACTGAAACAAATAAGTCTAACACAAAAATGAAGTTTGAAATGCAAAGCACTTTTGATATTAAAAGAAGATTAGCAAGATGGAAAAAAAATGATAAGGATTGGAATAAACCTAAAACAATGGGAAAGATACACTCACAATTAAATGAATGGCAACAAGCTAAAAAACTATTATGAAAGAATTAGAATATAATGAAAATATCATAGAAGATTTAGGGCTAACTGAAATGCAGGTGTTAAATATAATATCAAGATGGTATGTTAATGGTATGATGCCCGACATAATACAAAATGAAGATGGTTATGAGTTAGATGAATTAGTTGATGATTTATTTTTTAATAAATTTGATGAAGAAAAATTAATAAAAGATACTATTTTTGATATTGAATATCATATAAATAAAAAAAAATGAAACCACTAAAAAACGAAACACTTAAAGAATTAACTGAAAAGGTCTTAGACTTAGTAGCAAAGACTTCAGTAGAGATAGGACATAAAACAGATGCAAATACAATGGCAACATTAAGTAAGATATTTGCACAAGATTTAATACAAGAAAAACGCTTTGGCAATATGACCTTTAATCAAATTGAAGATGCTTTTAGACTTGGAGTAAGATTTGGGAAAGAAGAACCCTTTTTAAATATCAGAACTTTTTACAGGTGGGTTTATGTTCACAAGAAAGTAGTAGATGATGCTTATCATCAAGTACACACTTTAGGGCAAAAGAATGTGCCTTTTTATCAAGAACCTTTAAAACTCATCAAATGATAGGGTGGGTAATAATAACTGCAATAATTTTATTTATAATTAATAAACTCAAAGAATGAAAACAAAAGAAGTTGTAAGGGAGTTGCTAACTATTAAACCCCACTTAAGAGATAATGACAATATGTTAATAGCCGCTTATTGGTGGAGAGAATTAAAGAGAAAAGAAATTGATCCTAACAAAATGAATGGCTTAGAATTTATGCAAATGTTTGCTAATAACAAACTGACTAACATAAAGACTATTGAAAGAATGCGTAGGAAGCTACAAGAAGAATGCCCTGAGTTAAGAGGGAGAGCTTATGAATTAAGAAAAGGTAAAATACAAGATAAATGGAAAGAAGAGTTGGGATATGCTAAAAACAATTAGCAAACTTAAAAAAGAACTAGATAAATGGTTCAGTCTTTACATAAGACTTAGAAGTGCTGATGATAATGGAAACAATCAATGTTGTACTTGTGGAAAAATAGATAATTGGCGTTCCCTTCAATGTGGTCATTTTGTTAGTAGAAGATATTTAGCTACTAGATTTCATGAGGCTAATTGTTTCCCGCAATGCGTAAGCTGTAATGTTTTTAAATATGGAGAGCAGTGGAAGTTTGGGCATTTTTTAGACACTAACTTTGGAGAAGGACTAGCTAATGAATTGGTGGTGTTAGGTCATACAACTTTAAAGATTGGCAAAACAGAGTATGAAGAAAAGATAAGTTATTACAAAGAAGCTGTTAAAAACTTAAAAAAAGAAAAGGGAATAGAGTAACTTTTTTTTTATATTTGCGTATGCACAAGCCGATATATTCAAGTGAAGAACACAGAACAATAATTGAGGTTTATACTGCCATGTGTAAACAGTTCACCCAAGAAATCACAACCCAAAGTAGATACAATAATTATCTTGAAGTAGTAGATTTAATAATAGAATACTCTAATGGGTACGGCTCAGGATTAAAAGAAAATAATTTTTATGATTGGTTAATGATAATGCCAATAAACATTTCAGTTGCTACAAGTGGATTCTTTGCAGGGATAGAAACTAAAAGCAATTCTGCAATAGTAAGAGCATATAAGGTAGTATTAGACCAATTACTTGAAGAAACAGTAAGCAGACTAGATGAATTAGAACCAACCAATGACTGAGATATATTTAGAAATATCTAAGCTGACAGATAAGTTCAGAACTATGGCTTATGGTTTAACAAAAGATGAAAATAAAATAAATGAAGCTGTGCAGGAATTGATGCTGTATTTTCTGAGTATGAATCCAACCACACTTTCTGCTATTTGGGAAAAGGATGGAATAGATGGAGTAACAAGATATGGGGCTGTCGCATTAAGAAGAGCATTAACAAGCACAAGAAGTAATTTTTACTATAAATATGAAAAGTATTACACTAATTTATATGGTGTCAATATGACTAATACTTCTCCAGATAATTTTCATAGAAGTATTTATAATATGCCGAATGAAGAAGTAGATAATACTCAGCTAAAAAAATTAGAGGAAATAGATAAACAATTAGATAAGTTAAATTGGTACGACAGGGAGTTATTCAAATTGTACTACTACGAGGGCAACACACTAGATTCACTCGCATCAAAAACTAGGATAAGTCGCAACAGTCTTTTTACAACAATAGACAAAGTAAGGACAATACTTAAAAAAGAATTAAATGAAGATGTATGATCCTAAAATAAATGATACTTTCTTTATGCACTTTGGCTTTAGGCATCCCAATGACAAAAGGAAATATGAATAAGTTTTTTGTACCTAATGAAGTCTATGAAGAACGCTTGGCAATTTGTAAGGAATGTATTTATTATTCAAGTATATTAGGACAATGCAAAAGGTGTTTGTGTTTCATGAAGATCAAAGCAAGAGTTGCCCCTATGGAATGCTCACAGGGTTTTTGGCAAAAGACAACAGAAGTAATAAAAGCTCCTGATGATTTGCCACAAGAAATTATAGATGAAATTTTAGATATTTGGAAAGACTTAAAAACAGGAAGAGCAAAAGATGTAGCAGCTAAAAAGAAAATGATAGAACTTTATAATACAATACATATGACTAATTACGGAACAGGAACTAATTGCGGTTCTTGTATATCAACCTGTTATGATGGAATAAAAAAACTATATAAAAAATACAGCGAATGAGTTATCTAACACACTTAAAAAGAAACAAGATGCACTACTCAGAAAGATGGATAGTCAAATATGATAATGATGATTTAGTAAGGGAGGTCAAGTTAATATACAGCCCTGAAGAATATAGAGCTTATAAAAAGCCAAGAACACTAAACACACAAGAGGGGTTAATTAAAATACTAGAAAATGACAAAAAAAGAAGATTACAAATCACATCCTGAACCACACTATTACACAGGAACGAAATACGGCTACTCAGCAAGATGTGTAGTTGAAGATTTTGACTTAGGGTATAATTGTGGCACGGCTGTATCATATTTGCTTAGAGCAGGGAAAAAAGAAGGCAACCCTGCCGAACAAGACATTCAGAAAGCTATAAACCATTTACACTTTGAATTAGACAAGCTCTTGAAGAAAGGCGAAACTAGAACAGGAGGACTATCACCCACAGGAACAATATGATAAGATTTATTTGTAATTCTTGCGGTGAAGCTAAACACTTAATGAGAGCAACTCTTAAAGTAATAGATGGTAAAATAAGAACTGTTGAAGCCCTTTGTAAATGTGGGGAATATATGCAAGAAGAAGAAAAAGACTTTGATGGCTTCCCCTGTTTAATAAGGACTGAACCATCATTAAGTAAGAAAGGTGATAAACTTTGGGATGGGGCTAAAGAAAAATTAATAGGGGAAAGAGGAATCAATGAACCATTTGATTAATGAACTTTGTAATAAAGAACAGTCAAGATAAACAAATGCTTTTTAATTACTTAAAAGAACTTGATAGTGATTACATAGTCAAAGTAAAGAAACAAAGAAACAATAGATCAAATATGCAGAACAGTTATTATTGGGCTTGTATAGTACAACCATTAGCAAATGAGTTAGGATATTTCCCTGATGAAATGCACGATACACTCAAAGTAAAATTTTCAAGTGAATGGCAAAGCATAGAGATAAACGAAAAGCAAGTAGGACTACAAACAGTAAACAGCACAGCAAGGATGAACACTAAAGAGTTTGAGATATACGCAGAACAAATAAGGATATGGGCTTTAACAGAATTAGGTGTAAGATTAATGCTTCCAAATGAATTCAAGTAGTTTCTATTATATAACAACAACTTGATTAATCAAATTATTTCAAAATGACACATGGAGGAAAAAGAATAGGGGCAGGGCGTAAGGCAAAGGCAGAAGAGCAAAAGTTAATAGAGAATCTAACACCAATGAATCCAATGGCTTTAGAATCACTTAAAAAAGGTTTAGAAAAGAAAGAACAATGGGCGGTTAAGTTGTTCTTTGAATACTTCTATGGTAAACCTCAGCAAAGGGTAGATGTAACTTCAAATGAAGAAAGTCTTAATATGCCACTTATAACATTTATAGAAACTGATACTGAGTAAGAAATACAATCCCTTATTTGAATCTGACTGCCGTTATTTCATAATAACAGGCGGTAGGGGGTCAGGGAAGTCTTATGCTGTTACAGTCTTTCTAACACTACTAACAATGTCAAGAAACATCAGGGTATTGTTTACAAGATACACAATGGTGTCAGCCCATTTATCAATCATTCCTGAGTTCTTAGAAAAGATAGGGCTTTTGGGATATGAGAATATATTTAGCATAAACAAAGCTGAAGTAGTAAACTTAAAGAATAAGTCCGATATTCTATTTAGAGGTATAAAGACTTCAGCAGGAAATCAGACAGCAAGTCTAAAGTCTTTAACAGGGGTGTCTAATTGGATTCTTGATGAAGCAGAAGAATTAATTGATGAAGATATATTTGATACAATAGACCTTAGCATTAGAGAAAAGAATATACAGAATAGGATCATACTTATATTGAATCCTGTAACTAAAGAGCATTGGATATATGACAGATTCTTTGAGAGCAAAGGAATAGAGGGGGGTTTTAATGGCGTTAAAGACAATGTATGTTATATACACAGTACATACCTAGACAATAAAGATAATCTCTCACAGAGCTTCCTAGAGCGTATTAAGACTATAAAGCATAACAACTTTAAGAAGTACACTCATAAAATCTTAGGGGGGTGGTTAGACAAAGCTGAGGGTGTAGTATTTGACAATTGGAGTATTGGAGAATTTAATCCTGATGGGCTTCAAACTTCTTGTGGAATGGACTTTGGATTCAGTATTGATCCTGACAGTCTTACTGAAGTAGCTATTGATAAAAAGAAACAAAAGATATATTTAAAAGAACACATATATAGGAATGGTTTAAAGTCACATGAACTTGCTCAAATAATACTAGACAAAGTAGATAATAAGTTAATCATAGCTGATAGTGCAGAACCTAGACTTATTGCAGACTTAAAACATTTAGGCGTAAACATTAAACCTGTAAAGAAAGGAACTATTGAAAGTGGCATAACTAGAATGCAAGATTATCACTTAGTAGTAACTCCTGAATCAACTAATATAGCTAAAGAGCTGAACAACTATGCCTATCAAGATAGGGGGTCAAAATTATACATTGACAATTACAACCATGCAATAGATGCAATTCGTTATAACATTATCTACCATTTAGACAATCCTAATGCAGGGAAGTATTTTGTGCAATAAAAAAGAAGGGGCGACCTAAGTCAACCCCCCCACAAGTATATGAAAACAGGCAAATATAAACTAATTATTTAAACAGTAAACTAAATTATGAACTTTTCTATTATATAATAGCATGAAGATTAAAATCAAGAAGAAGGGAAAGGCAAAGGAGTTTAAGTTAATCAGTAAGTGGGAAGATGTTACACTAGAGAGTTGGATGAAGCTGATTGATTTTCAGGAAGGCACAAAGAGTAGTGAGGCATTAGGAACAATAGAAGAATTATCTAACATTCCAAAAGACTTAATAAAGCAATTGGAGTTAAAAGATGTAGCAGTTATACTAAGTAAAGTATCACAGCTTCAAACTAAACAAGATAGTTCTTTAAAAAGGATAATTGAAATAGATGGCAAAAGGTACGGCTTTCATCCTGATTTGAGTTCAATAAGTTTGGGGGAGTATGCAGATATTGAAACCTTTATTAAGAATGATATTGATAAGAATATGCCTGAGTTAATGGCAGTTCTTTATAGACCAATAATTAAAGAAAAGAATGAGGTCTATACTATTGAAGCGTATGATGGGGAGATAGCCATGAGGGCAGAAGAGATGAAGAAGATGTCAGCAGAGCAAGTGCAATCAGCGCTGGTTTTTTTTTACAATTTAGGAAACGAATTTGTGCCGATTATGCAATCATATTTGATGGAAACGCTGAAGGAAATGAAGACGCAATAGCAACAGAAACTTTTGCTGATAAGTGGAGTTGGTTCGGGGTGATGTATAGATTAACAAATGCAGATATTTCAAAGTTAGATACAATAACAAAACTTAACCTTTTAGAGTGCCTAACTTGGCTAAGTTATGAAACAGATTTAGAATCACAAAATAAAGTAAAACATGGCAGTACCAAATAAGACCTATAACAATGTAATTAATACCCTGAGTAGAATAGGGGAATATCATGAACAAATAGCCACAGTATCAGTTGGGGATATATACGATATTGATATTAATAAAGAAACTAAGTTTGTTTTAATGCACATAAACCCCGTTAATGTATCAACAGGAGAATCAGAACTTGTTTACAACTTTCAAATCTTTATCATGGATATGGTATCTGAAAAAGAAAATTGGCAAACATATCAAGCAGAAGGACTTACAAAATTGGTTGACCCTAAAAACAACGAGCAGCAAGTATGGAATCAAACACTAGGAATAGCAACCGATATTATAGGGATATTAAGGCATAGTACACTACAATCAATAGAAGGTGTTGATGATATTAATCACGCTATTTATTTCACACAAGATCAATTTACAATAGACCCATTCCAAGAAAGATTTGACAATTTATGCTGTGGATGGGTGTTCAATTTAGGAGTTAAAGTAATGCACGACTTCCAAACTTGTAACATTCCTGCAACAAGAGTAGGGGCAGGATATTAATGAAGTGGAGAATAGGAAGATTAATAATAGAGATAGGTTGGAAGAAATTTAAAATAATAATAAAAATATAAATAAAAACAAAACACAATGGCAGATTTAGTAACAACCCTTAGCGAATCCGTTACACTAAACGGAAGTGTTAGAGGGTCAGTAAATTCAGTAACGACAACAGGGATAGGTGATGTCCTTGAAAGAATAGTAACTTGTGTGCATTCGCAAACTACAACAATAGCAACTTTTGCAGCTAGTCCTCACACATCAGCAGGAGCTATTGATGTTGACAGAACTAAGTATATAAGAGTAACTAATTTAGATGAAAATGCAGAAATAGAATTAGCAATAGTAACAACTGCTAGTAATTATCAAGTAACAATAACACCAGGAAATTCTCATATACTTTCACAGGGTGCAGCTATTGCTTTAGGTGAAGAAGATACAAGTCCTTCATTTGGAACAATGGAAGATATAGCATCCTTACAAGTTAAACCTGTTGGGGCTTCTTACAATCCAAGAGTAGAATTGTTTGTAGGTATAGCTGAGTAATGCCACTAGATGACTTTAAAAATCTAAAGAACTACCTTGACAGCTTTGGGGCAGAAGTAGTGGAAAATGCTAAAAGCAATTTAAAGGCAAAAGATAAGGGTGGTGGTAAATTAGAAAAGTCAATAGATTTTAAAGTAGTCCCTGAAGGAAATGGATTTGTAGTTCAGTTTTTTATGGAAGATTATGGAACTTTTGTAGATAAAGGAGTTAAGGGTGCAGGTGGCACAATAAAGTCAGGAAAGCATAAAGGCAGTTGGGGGGGTAGAAGGCATTTTATTAATTGGAAAGGCAAAAGACAGGATAGCCCCTATAAATTTGGAAGTGGCAAAGGAAAGAAGAATGGGATATATAAAGGGATTGGCTCTTTTATAAGAAAGAAAGGGTTACAGCCAAGAAGCGAGGGGGGTCAATACATGACAACAGCAGGGTTAAAAATAGCAATAGTAAAAGTGCTTTGGACAAAAGGGATTCATGGTATTAGTTTCTTTCAAAAGTCCTTAATGTTAGGAATGAAAAAATATGGTGAACACTTGCTAGGTGCAGTAAAAGAAGACATACTAGGAACTTTAATAGCATCAGTAGATTCTAAAGAAGTATAATATAAATAAGTAAAATAAATGGCAAATTCAATAATAGAACAACAACCTCGTTATGACCAACTACCTGTTGGACAAGAGATTATATATGTAATATCAAATGATGATGCAGTAGCAAATCAAACCAAGGTAAAGTTTGTGGCTGAAGTGCATATTAGTAGTGGCAATCCCCCTGTTATGTCATCAACGGATGATATCATAGGAACTTTTAAAACAACGCCTAACAATGCAGGGGTAGGAATCTTTGACTTTAGAAATATAGTTGAGAACTATGTGAAAGCTGATAATATGGCTGCTGATGGAAGTGCTTATAAAACTGCTACTACAACTGCTGATACGCCCCATGCCTTGCATTTAATAGATAAATTTTCTAAAAATAATAATGTAGTACGATATTTAAGGATTCAATTCAAAGTTGAGTATCTTAATACCACTACTAATATAGTTGAACTAGCAGCAGGTACAGCTGTTGAATCAGAACTAAATTCTATCTTTAATGGATATTTAAAATATACAGATGTTTTAAATTTAGGGTCAGGACCTAATGCTTCTGATTTTGGCTATAATTTAGCTATTTTTAATTTATCAGGTCCTACTAATAGGTTTTTAACTAATGCTTCTACTACACAGTATGCAAATACAGAGGACTATGGAACTCTTTCTATGTTAACGCCCGACAATTATTTAGCTAAAATAATTTTAACATATTATGATAGTACAGGTAGTTCACTAGGGACTGAAACAGTTAACAAAAATGGGCCTACGGGGGCTTATGGTACTTGGAATGTTCAAGCCAAAAGGCAAATGCTACACTTTGGTTGTTTCCCTGGAAATTTACAAAATTGGTCTAGTACCTTTCAGGGATTGTTAGTAGCAGCAAACCCTGTAACTAGCTACAAAGTACAAGCGGCATCTACTACGGGAGCAAGTATATCACAGGGCTACACTATTAATATAAACTGTCCGAATGGTAAGGGTTATGAAAGCATCAGACTTACTTGGCTTAATCAATGGGGAGCTTGGGATTATTACACCTTTACAAAAAAATCTACTAGAACAACCTCTACTAAAGGAACTACATATACTCAATTAGCAGGTACTTGGAATGAAAGCAAATATAGAGTAGATAGTTATAAAGGGGGCAAAAAAGACTTTAGAAGAAACGCCACAGAAAAGATTAAAATGAATACAGGATTTGTAACTGAAGATGAATCAGTAGTGTTTGAAGAATTGATAAACAGCCCTGAAGTTTACTTGTTACAGGGCTATCAACTAGATCTTAATAATGCCTTAAACCAATATGTAACACCTGTAAGACTAACTACTTCTAGCTTTACAAGAAAAACAATAGCTAATGATAGGTTAATGCAATACAGCTTTGAGATTGAAAAGACTAAAACATTAAGAACACAGTCTATCTAATGAGTACGCAACTTATATTATATCCACAGCACTACAACGGGCAATACAATTTTACCTCTATTTCTTCCGCATATTCCTTTTTGGTATCGGGTATTAACTTCACAGCTCTAAATACTACAAGCTCTCATGATTCTTCAACCTCACTTTTAGATACCGAAGCTATTACTGCCCTATCACCATTAACAGTAAATACTTGGTATAGATTAAGATACCCTGCCTCAGCACCCCCTGCTTTGCCTGTGGAATCAGGAGGTAATTTAGTATTTAATTCAATAGCAACACCAACTTACTCAGGAGTTTTTCAGCGACTTTCAAGTTTAACAATAGGACAAGCTTATGATGTTACTGTGGATGTAGCAACAACAGGAACGGGGACTTTGAAGATTAGGATGTTTAATGGTATTACATTAGATAGTGAGAGTGTGTTTTTCCCTACAACAGCAACTCTTACTCACACCTTTATTGCTACTGCTGTTGATAATACATTTATGCTTTTATTTAATAACACAGGAGTTGCAAATGTTACTATTAATAGTATCTCAATAACACCACAAGGAATAACACCCTCTCTTGCTTATAATGATTTACAAAATGGTCAAGTTATTGTTGACCTTTATGAAAATGAGGATATCCCTTTAACTTTAAGTGTAGATGATTTTAAAAATGTAGCTGAGAAAGTACAATCGTATTCAAAGGCGTTTAATCTACCTGCAACAAAAAGAAATAATCAAATCTTTGAGAATGTCTTTGATATAACAAGAAGTGATAAGGGGCTAGTATTTAACCCTTATGTTAAAACTCAATGTGCTTTAAAACAAGATGGGTTTATTTTATTTGAGGGATATTTAAGACTTATAGATATTCAAGATAAAGAAGGTGAAATAAGCTACAACATAAACCTATATTCAGAAGTGGTGGCTTTAGCTGATGTATTAAAAGAATTGACTTTTGCTGAATTAGATTTTACTGAATTAACCCATGATTATAACAAAACAAACATTAAATATAGTTGGAATGATAGCCCTGACCCTAGTATCACATATCTTAATTCAGGGACTTCAGGATTTAGAGATGCTTATACAACTTTAAGATACCCTTTTATAGATTGGAATCATGATATTGCAGTAGGTGGCTCAAATGACCCTGCTGCCACAGCTAACCGCCCTGAACTTATGACCTTAGATGCTGCTTTTAGACCCTGTATTAATGTAAAGTATTTAATTGATAGGATATTTAATCAAGCAGGGTTTCCTTTTACTTATACAAGCGACTTCTTTTCAACAGATGCTGATTTTCAAAAGCTCTACATGGACTTCAATTGGGGTAGTGATAATCAACCTTTTCTGACAGATGCTGACACATACACAGGATTCTATCATTATAATGTGGGGGATGGCTCTGCTGCTGTTTATGCAACAGATGGAAGTTTCACTACTCTTGCTTTGTGTTATAACCTTCCTTTCTTGGGGGGGCTTACGCCTCCAAATTATGATGATACTACAAACATAATAACTGCCACAGAAATCAATGAAACTTATGAAATAACTTACAATTATGAAATTACAAATAACGATTCAGTAGATAGAGAAATACAATGCAGGTGGCTTTACAATCCTGCTGCATATTCTTTTACAGTCCCAATAGATGGCACACCTCCAATTGGTAGTGGTTTTGTGCATACTATATTAGCAGGGCAGAGTTATGTGTACTCAGGTACTTTTACGAGAATAATGGGGGGTATTGGTGATACTTTACAAGCACAGTTTATAACAGATGCAGGAACAGCATCTATGGTAACTCAAGACCAAGTGGTAACAGGATTAACAGGAAGCGCATTAGTAAGTTTTACCACTAACCTTAAAGCAGTAACTTCAAATGTATTACTTCAGACTTTAAGAGGTGAAACGGGACAATGGGATTTTTTAAAGGGCTTGATGACTATGTTTAATCTAGTTTCTGTGCCTGACAAATCAAATCCTAACAATATCTTAATTGAGCCGTATGCAGATATATTTATAAGTGATACAAATAGTGGTACGACTTCAGACTTAACATTAGCTTCAAGAAGTATTACTCATGATTGGACTGAAAAGATAGATATAGCAGAAGTGAAGTTATTGCCTTTAACTGATTTAAACAAAAAAACTATTTTTAAATTTGCAGAAGATGATGATGACTATTGCTTTAATCAGTATAAAAAGGCAGTTTTCGGGCATTTATACGGAAGTAAAATATATGATGCTTCAGGATTTACAGTTTTACAAGGAGAGGAAGAAATAATAGCAGAGCCATTTGCAGCAACAGTTTGTAAAGCTCTAATGACACAATTTAATTATTTAATAACTCCTGCAATTTATTCTTACAATCCTGATGATGAAACTTCTGAAGGATTTGATAATGCCCCAAGAATTTTATACAACAACGGAGTTCAACCTTCAGGAACAACTTACTTTATGCCTGAAACCAATGGAGTTAGCAATGAAAACCAACCTGATTTTTTACAATTTAGTCATTTGAGTACAGTTCCTACTGTTATTACTTATCCTCCTGCTACTACTGACACTAAAGATTTTCATTTTGGAGAATGTCAGCTAACACCAGGAATGGGTGGGGCTACACCAAATAACTTATTCAACACTTATTGGCTTCCTTATTTTAGAGAACTCTATCATCCTGATACTAGAATCATGACTATTAAAGTTAATCTTACGCCTGGAGATGTTAATGACTTTAATTTCTATGACACAGTTTTTATAAAGAACCGACAATATAGAGTTAACAAGATAGACTACAAACCAGGAGATTTAGCAACAGTTGAATTTATACTTATACCATAATGGCAAAAAGACAAACAACACCATATTTAATAGGCTACTCAGTTAAACCTGCTTCAGTTAATGAAACAGGTGAAGTATTTTTTACTGATGGGACTAATGCAGTCCGACCTAACCAACAACAATGTGAAGCGTATGGATATACCTATAACCATGAAACAGGAACTTGCTCTGCTTTTACTTTTACCCCAAATTTAGGTGGGAATATAGCCAATGAAAACAATAGTACAAAAGGTGTAGGAAACACAATTGAAACAGGAACTAACAACACCCTTATCATGGGAGAGAATAATAGTGTTAAGGGCCTTTCAAGAAACAACATTATAATAGGAAATCAAAATGAAATTGCTAATGGTATTAACAATACAAATGTCTATGGTACTTTAGGTGAGGCAACAGCAGATAACTCAATAGTATTGGGGGGTAATGCAGGGGCTGATAATTTAGGCGAAAGGCAAAGCATACAATTAATGTATGGAAGGCAAACAACAGATGGAGTGTCTAAATATAGTTACTTAAACAACACAACAGGTAGTTATTTTGAAGTTCCTAGTAATACTGTGATGTATTTTCATGCTGATGTTGTAACTGTAAGAGTGGGTGGATCTTCGCCTCATGGTGCAGTAGGTGATTATGCAAGTTGGGTAGAAAGAGGTGTTGTTATAAATAAGGATGGAACTTTAAGTATTAATAGAGAGCGAGATACTATTAAAAGCTCAGGGACAGTTACGAATTGGCTACCAACAGGGATAGTAGTAGGAACAACTTTTATAATGAGAGTAAGGGGTCAAACAGATATGACTTTAGAATGGAACAGTAACATAACATTTACACAAATTAAAACAGGGGTCGTACTTTCTTAGTATTGACTTCTATAAAATAAAAAGATATGGCAGAAGTTTTAGAAGTAGAAGTAAAATCAAATATCGGTGAAGTAGCAGGTGGGCTAGATAAAGCAGCAAAGAGTACAGAAAAACTAGGCAAGGCGAGTAAAAAAGCAGGTGGTGGTTTTAAAAAATTAGGAACAGTTGTTAAGGGTGTTGGAATGGCATTAAAAGCAGCAGGTATAGGAATAATTGTTGCTCTTGTTGCAAAGCTTATGGAAGTCTTTGGTCAGAATCAGAAAGTAGTAGATGCTTTCAATACAGGGATGACAGCTCTAACTATGGCGTTTAATGATTTGTTTACTTTTTTAAGCGATAATGTAGGCAAAGTTTCAGGATATTTTAAAGAGATTTTTGATGACCCACAACAAGCCCTAAAGGACTTTGGGGATATGATACAAGATAACCTTATAGAAAGATTTGAAAGTCTTTTAGATACTTTTGGCTATGTAGGTGATGCATTAGGTGCTTTGTTTAAGGGAAAGTGGAAAGAAGCAGGGCAGTTTGCTGTAAAGGCAGGGAAGGAAATGGTTGATGTGCAAACAGGAGTAAACAACTCTGTTGACAAAATGAATAAAGTAGTTACTAAGGCAGGAGAAGTTATTGTTGACTATGCCAAGAAAACTTGGAAGGGGGCAGCAGCAGTAACAGCAATTAATAAAGCAGCAGCATTAGCAGCCGTTAAATTTGAAGAATTAAATGCTCAATACCTAAAAGATGCTGAGATTCAAAGACAAATTAGAGATGATTAAACTAAGACTTTTGAAGAAAGAATTGAAGCTAACAAAGAGTTAGATAAAATTTTAGCAGACCAACAGAAAGCACAGAGAGAACAATTAGACATTCAAGTACAAGCAGCGCAGGTACAATATGACATAACAAAAAATGATGCAGATAACCTAGCATTAAGACAAGCTAAGGTGGCTGTGCTTCAGCTTGAAGAAGCTATTACAGGGCAATTGTCAGAACAAAAGACAAATCAAGTAGGGCTAGAAAAAGAACTCTTAGAAGCTGAGAATGAATTGGCATTAGTAGGTAAAACCAATAGACAATTAGAGTTAGAAGAATTAGAACAGGGATATGCAGCAAAGTTAGAGTTAGCAAGAAAGGCAGGTCAAGGTAGTGCAGAAGTAGATGAAGAATATCGGGTAATGAAACAGGAAATCAATGATTCTTATGATGAAGCAGAAATTGCGGCAGCAAAAGAATTAGCAGACAAAAAGAAAGCAGTAGCTATGGCTATGCTCAATAATATCTCTTCTGCTATAAGCAGCAGTTTAGATGCACAAGCCACTAACATAGAAAAGAACTATGAGCAAGAAAAGAAATTAGCTGAAGCCAATGGTAAATCTACTGATGCAATTGAAGCAAAGTATGAAGGAAAGAGAGTTGCTTTAGCAAAAAAACAAAAGGCATTAAAAGTTGCAATGGCTACTATTGATATGTACCAAAGTGCAGTTGCGGCATATAATCAAGGATTGGGAGTTCCTCCACCCGCAGGATTAGTATTAGCACCTATTGCAGCAGGACTTGCAGTTGTAGCAGGACTTGCTAACATCAATTCTATTCTGCAAACAGATGTAGGTGGTGGTGGTGGTGGTGGTGCTGCACCTTCGGGTGCTGTTGGAGAGGGGGGCGGACCTGCACCTCAAATGATGTCAGGAGAGTTTAAGCTAGGGGGTGGAGTTGAACCTGAAGCATTTAAAGCTTATGTGGTAACGGATGAAATGACTAACAGCCAAAATCAATTAGACAACATTAGAAGAAGAGCAACAATTTAAAAATCAAATATATTAACTAAAAATCTATTATATAATATGCCATGTACTAAATGTGAAGAAGGAAAATATAAATGGGGTAAAACAGGAGAATGTGAATACGATTCTCTTGATGCCTGTGAATCAGCTAATCATAAATACAATAAAATGAGACCAACACCACTAGGAAAGACTTACGAAGAATACGCAAAAGAATTAAAAGAATATAATTTTAGCACAGTTTATAAAGTAGATTTAGCAAGTCTTAAAGATGTAGAAAAAATAATGCGAGATGTAGGGCAAAAATCAAGTATTGTTGAAAGTATTTTAAATGCTTTAGACGGTGAACTACTTGAAAGAAGGGTTTTAAGGGAAGATGCTGAAGAACAATTACAAAATGCTGAAGATTATAAGTCAAACATCAAAGGTTCTCAAGAAGAAGTAGAATTAGCTAAAGGTAGATTAGAGAAAGCTAAAGACGAACTAAAAGATGACCAAGACGGATATAAAGAAGAAAACGATAAGTTTAAAAAATTAGACAAAAAAGTAAAAGACAAAGAAAAGTTAGTTAAGGCTAGACAGAAGCAATATATAAGTGAATCTAAGGCAGTAGGTAAAGAGGTAGCTAAACTAAAAAAAGCGTATGCTGATTTACAAAAAGCAGGTAAGGCGTTAGGGATTGCTAAAATTCCTGTTGAAATGTATAATGAGTATTTAGCAGATGGGGAAGAATGGGGAACAGGTACATTACCTTCAGGATTTGATGATTAATAATTAGTAAATTAATATGAATACACGAATAGTAGAATTAGTAATAGATGAAGATTCACAAGAATTAGCTATTGATGCTATTAGCTTAGTATCAGCACCTGCTATTGAACAGGACTTTGTTTTCTTTGGGAAAGAGAAAAACAACTTGACATTCGCAAAGGTAGATGAAGAAAAGCGTATGTTAGTTTCACCTGCCCTTATTCCTAACAAACAGATATTCCGTTATGATCCTAATACGGATTCTGAGTACTATGTTTATTTTAGTCCTGAAACAGTTAGAAAAGCATCTGAGTTATATTTAAAAAATAACAATCATCACAAAGCTACTCATGAGCATTCTGAAAGAGTGTCAGGAGTTTTAACAGTTGAGAGTTGGATAATAGAAGATACTAAAAAAGACAAATCTACTCTTTACGGATTTTCACTTCCAAAAGGGACTTGGATGGTAAAAATGCGCATAGACAACCAAGACCTTTGGAATAAGATAAAATCAGGTGAACTAAAAGGGTTGAGTATAGAGGGCTACTTCACAGATAAAATGGAGAAAATGGGCGAACAACAACCAACAACAGAAGAAATAAGAACTGCACTAAAAGAATTGTTAAGTGTTCAGAAGGTTGAGTTTGCTTTAATTGATGATTTAGTATCTGATGCAAAAAGAATGAAAAAAGGAATACAAGAACTAGATTCATTAAGGCAAAAAATGAAAAAGGTTTATTTAAATGCTATTGATAAGGCGAACACAAATAGAAGTGAGTTTGGGCAAAAGGCAAAAGAATTAGGAATAGACCCCAATGATGTTAAAGAATATAAAGATTTTTTCTCTTTACAAGAAAAACTAGATAGTGCATATTACAATCCTAATAAATAAATAATATGAAACCAACAACAGAAGAAATACTTAAAGCTTTAAATGAAATGATACAAAGCAAAACTGAACTAAAAGCAGAAAAGGTTGAGTT